TTCGGCCCGCTCGGCTACATCCCGCCCGCCGAGGCCGAAGCAAACTACTATGCGGCTATCGAAACCCTCGATATGGCTGCATGAGTCAAACTGCATAGCCTCCGGAAAACCCGGGACGCTTCACCAAGCGGTGTTGCCGCGAGCATTGTTGTAGGTGTTTGCGAATGTGACTGTAGCCATGAAGAACCTCCACGCTATTTAGAGGTAGAACTCATGGATATGGCCGCGCCTTGTGAGCGCGGCCATACCTGTTGAGTTATGGAAGGAACTTGTAAGCGCGGAAGCCAACATCCTTGATGTCTGCAACCTGGGTCCAGTTCGCAGCGGTTGCCAGGCCGGTCAGGCCGGGCTTTGCGGTGCCAACGTAGCTGAAGCCCTGTGGAGCAACGACCATCGAAAGGCGGGTGCGGAGGATTTCACCGCCACCACCGTTACCGGCATCAGCGTCGCGCTTGATTTCCATGCCGACCTGACCAGGGACCAAACCAGTACCGAAAGCGATAGCGCCGTCCTGGATGCTGACCAGCGTGTCATCACCAAACGCCTCGGTGATCAGCAGGTTGTTTTCAGCGAATTGCGAGATGTTGAACTTGTTCTCACCAGCCGGAATGTAGGCACTCTTATTCAGCTTCTGGAGCTTGGCAAGGGTCTTGCGCGACAGAGCCCAGGTCTTCTGCGCGCGAGGATCATCGAGCGTTGCGTTCATCTCGATGATCTTGTCGAGGTCGAAAGCGACGGTGTTGGTGCCGGTGGTCAGAGCAGCATTCTTTGCCAGTGCGCCCTTGATGGAAGCGACTGCCAGATTTTCCGCAACTTCGCTCCAGTAAAGAGGAATGGCCGACGCAACGCCGCCCTTAACGTCGTACTTGGTGACAAGGCGAACCAGGTCGGTGTATGCCCAACCCCAGTTTAGGTCATGGCGTAGTGCCATGTAGGGCGAAGCAGTGATCTTACCGACTGCGCCCTTCTCATCGAAATCATCCGACGAGTAGTTGAAGGTGCTGGTGTCAACCTTGTTGATGAAATTGAGGCCCTGGATATAAGAACCGCCCTGCATAAGCAGGTCTACTTCTGGGCCGGTGACTGCAATGCCCGAGGAGGTGAGGGCGTTGTTGGTGCGGAAGGTCTTCTGAACTACGTTGGCAAGAACGCCAGGATTTGCGACCAGATCCGCAATGCGGGTTTGAACTGTCATGTATTACCTCAACAATTGGGGAAACGACCCCAAGTGTCAGAGGGTCGTGAGCCAATCAGTTGGCTCACGACTATTTATTTGGCGGCTGACTTCGTTCTTGATTTAGGACTTGAGATCGTCCCGACCCCACTGTTCTGCCAGTGCATTAGCCTGGGCTTTGTCGGTGATAGTGAGCTTGAAAAAGGTGTTGTACTCGTCGGCAGTCTCGGGAGCCTTCATGAGTGTGGATGCGCCGGAGCCGTCATTGCCGGTCGCAAGTCCGCCGCTGTTGTTCTGGGCACGCACATAGGAGAGGCCGTCCTTTGCGAAGAAACTCTTCGCGTAAGCGTCCACGGGCTTTCCGCTGATGAGTGGCTCTCCGTCATCGCTGAATTCCACGTCTGCGCGGAGTGCCTTGGCGAGTAGAGCGACGTGCTTGCTGTCCACATTTGCGGACGCCAGAGCGGCATTGATCGCATTGTCGGCGCGGAAGTCGCGGAGTGACTTGGCGTTCGCGTCGGCACGCTCTTGCGCAGCCTTCAGGTCTCGCTCTGCCTTCTCGGCCCGCTTCTGCATCTTCTCTAGTTCTGTGGAGTTTGCGTTAGAAGCTGCCTCTGCTGCTTCTTCCTTCTCGCGCTCTGCCTTCTCGGCACGGGCCTTCTCCTGCTTGAGGAGAGCGTGAAGTTCACTGACCTTGTTCTTGAGGCCGGTCAGGTCCTCGTCATTGTTGATGTTGTCGCTCATAGCGTCCTTTCAGCCCTTGGCTTTCTGGGGTGCGGCCTTGCCGCGTTCTCAGTCTCGGCCTAGCTTTGACTGCCCACTATTTAAGCCAGAAGGTTGGGGTAGCGCTTTCGGAGCTGCTCTAATGTCAGGACTGTTCCGTCATTCCTGATGAACTGTTGAAGGTCCAGTTTGCCAGAGCGGAAAAGGTCCGCTCGTGTCTTGCCAAGAATATCGTTCTGGGTTGCCTCACCCTTCGCCGTTAGCCAGTCCGCAAATTTGGTGTCGCCAGCAACTTGACCGTCCATGCTTGCGCGTTCTGAGGGAGTCGCCTCGTCGGCATCAACACCAAGCTCGCGAAAGCTCTTCGTCACGGCCACGCTGATCGAGCGGCAACGAACGTGGCGCGGGGGGATCGGTCCTTCGCCAATGGGGAAGACCTGACCGGATAGCGAAGCACAGGTGATCGTCGTGCGGCTGTCCAGGGTGCTGACAAACTGCCAGCCCTTCACGACATGCGCGTTCGCTTTCCAGGTGTGCTGCGCGGCCTGATTGCTGACGTGCGTGGTCGCGGTGCGCACGATGGCATCCGCCGAGCGTCGGCTGATGTCCAGCACGCCATCTGTGTAGCGCGCGGCCTTCGTACCACGAATGCGCGCCACGATCTTGTCGGTATTCTCGCCCTGAACGAGCCCCAGGCGAATGGCTTGGCTGATGCGGTCGATGCGGCCCTGCTCCATGCCCTTGGTCCAGCTGGCCAGTAGCCGCCCTTCCATGGGTGCTGTCTCCACGATCGCGCGGAGCATTGCGGGCGCGGGCAGGGTGGTTTCCACGCTTGCGATGATCGACGCATCCAGCGCGCCCTTCTGGAACGCTGCTTCGGCCTGGGCGAAGTCTGTTAGCTCGTCGGTCAGCTGGTCGTGAACCTGATCGTAGATCGCGCCATTGAGCGCGCGAACCTCCTCCAGCAGCTTTTCCAATCGCTTGGTGGTCTTCGGGCCGATGTCGAAGCCGCGCTCCTCGATGGAAGCGAGGCGACCAGCGATCTTCTCCAGGATATCCGCGTCGGCGCTGTTGAGGAGGGAGACGATACGGTCGGATAGTCCCTTGCCGTATCGTCCTAACTCGATTGCGTGCCGGATGGCCCTGTCGCGCAGAGCTTCATTTGCGGAGATCATTAGAGCGGCTGCGCGAACGGACGATCCGCGTTGTCCGCTTCAATCCGAGCCCTCTCCTGTTCCGGGGTGAGGCTGCTGTTGACGAGGCCAGCATCGCGGCGCTCGTAGAACCAATCCTCCCAGCTTCGAACGCCGGCTTGTAGCTCAGCCATCGCAACGGTGCGATCCTGGGCCGTCATACCGCGCGTCTTGTAATCCGTGTTCAACGTGAGCGTGACTTCCTTCCCGGTGAAGCGCGCTGCACCCGGCGTGTTCCACCATGCCATGCGGGAAAGCGAACGGCTGATACGAGACGCATAGGTCTGGGCGAGGCTCGCCGTAGCGCTATCCTCCGCGGCGCTTCTACGGGCTGAGTTCTCCGGTGCTTCCGGTGCAACGGCTGGGGGCTCCAGCATACGCGATGCACAAGCTGCCATCTGGTCTTCCAGGTCCTTCTTGGTCTGGCGCAGATCGCTGGCCATTTTACCTTCGGGCTCAAGGAAGCCGAAATCGCTGTCCGGGTTTGGTAGAAGGAGATAGCCACCGGGACCAAAATTGAGTTCGGGCAGGATGGTGGTTTCAACACCGTCTACAATCTTCTTCTCGGGCTGAATGCCCTTGAGAATGGGGACTAGACCGGAGCCAAAGACCTGAAGCGCGTTGATGCGGCCCTGAGCGACGTAGTGCGCGATATTCAATCGGCTGACATCTTCCAACACGCCTGGACGCGGTACAACCGAGTTGTTGTCGCTTACGATGTCAAAAGGGATCTCATCAAGTGGCTGGCCTTCCTTGGTCGGAACGCGGCTAAAAACTTTCCACGTTCCATCCTCACGGCTATGAACGGTCTGCTGATAGAAGCCATCAACCAACCGCAGTTCCAGAACGCGGTCCTTGCTTTCGAGCAGGCGAACACGAATGAGCTTTTGCTGATTGCGCACCAGTCCACGAGTGACCTCAAGAATGCTCTCAAGGGGGTAAACGTGCATGAAAGGGCGAAACCCTTCTTCAAGCGCATTCTCGGCGTTCAGTTCGCGCCCCTCGGGTGCTGCCGGGTGGTCGATCAGCAAGCCGGTGAAGTTGGTCTGGAGCGTCTCGTAAACAACATGCTCCGCCGTGCTGCGCCAGTCATCACCCTGGGGCGTCAGGACGTTCGCGATAGGGTCAAGAGCGGTGCCATTCAGGACAACATTGCGCGCAAACATCAAGCCGCGACGCCCCTGAGCCGTGCGGGCTGTTGCGGGAAAGAAAGATGTAGTGTTTAGAAAGCGATTGTACTCTTCATCGCTCTGGCTCGCGCGGAATCGCGGCAGATAGGCTTCACGCGCTTGGCGGATGCAGTATTCACCACCGACAACATCGCGGACCAGCTTTGCTCTCTGGTGCCACAAGGACATTTCTGGTGTTGGTTCGTTGATATTCATAGCGTCTCCCGCAAGGTGTCCGCTATTTAATCGCGGGAGATGCGGGGCCATTTTACCAAAGGCCGTTAGATCGCACCGTCCACATTCCAGTAGGAGCCTCACGAAGCTCGCCATTGAGGTCGAGCAAATGGGTTAGTGCCCAAACCAAAGCGTCCATGCGGTCTGGCGATTTCTTGGTGCCTTCCTTGTAGTCGCACATCTGCGCTTCAAGCTCCTTGAAGTCTCCCATGTGGATGACCTTCTTGGCGCGATACTGCTGAGCCACTGGACCGGCACGAACGATCTTGCCGCGCGATGCGGTCACTAGAACGGGTTCGATGTTGCGGCGTGCGCTCTTGATGGTCGTGGCAACCATGTCGCCGCCATAGTTCTTTTCTGCGACGATGGTGTCCGCTTTCCAGCGGTCGTAAACCTCAATCACTCGCTGCGCCCAGCGATCCGACGAGATACCCTGAACGCTGTCGTCCTCCAGCACGTAGGCATGACCATCCAGGCCAAGGCCAACAGCCACGATACCAGTCCAGTCGCTGTTATTGCCTGCACCGCCGGAGGGATCGACGCCCACAACGATCTTGCGGAAGAAGTCGAGTGGTTTCTCTTCGCAGTAGGTGAACATCTGCTTGCGGAAGAGCGCGTCTGGATTGTCGTCTCGCCACATACCAACGAGGAAGCGTTCCTCCATTGCGGGCGAGCCGTCGTATCGTTCAGCAAGGCGATCCAGGTAGCCGGGAACGAGGTTGTTTTCGTTATCCTTGGACGGCATGAAGACAGATCGCCATGACATTGGCGACTTCCAGGGCTTGCCGCTGTTGGGGTTCACCTTCTCCTTGAAGCAGCGATAATCCCAATCGCTCTTGAGGTCGGGATTACAGTCGAAGATCATTAGCGGACGACAGAGAATGACGTTGCCGTTCTGGTCTATAACCTCTTTGCCCGAAGATGGATCAACAAGCGGCGCGGTATCCGCCATACGAGACGCAAGAGCGTCAACAGCGGAGTAGTCTAGCAGCTGGTTGCACTCGTTGATCCAGGCAGTGGCATACTGTGGACCAAGGATGCGCTCGATGTCGTTGGGGTCGATGCCGTCAAAGACGATGACGGAGCCATTGTGGAAGGTGACAGTGCCATCCTGACTGTTCATCTTGACGGCCGGGCTCTCCAGATAGCCGGGATGAAGCATCTCCATGACCTCCCGGAAGGTGCCCTTGTAGAGATGGTACATTGCCGCACGTCTGGTGCTACGAAAGATGCCGTGTTTGGTGCCGGGATATGCAAGCGCGCGCTCGATGATGTTGGCGATGATGCCCGCTGTTTTGCCTGATCGAGCGGGACCATAGGCAAGAATGTTCTCCACCCCCGGCTCTTGCCAGATGAGGTGTGTTAGGCGTTCCTGACTTGCATTGAGGATGAAGCTCTTGTTCTTTCCACTCATAACCTACTTAGCAGAACGAGCTTTAATCGGCGGTCGAGCAATCTTCGGCTGACAGCTACATCAAGTGGCTATACGTGGACTTTCCTCAAAGGAGGAATGTATGAAGTCACTGTTGATTGTTGGAATGATGTTTGTGTCGGCTCCCGCGTTTGCGCAGGACAAGGCCTTTGAAGAGATGATCTCTCTTTCCAAGGACTACCAGACTTGCTTGGTGGACAAGACCACACTCCTGGGCACTGGCAACACCGAGCCCACGGACAATGTGTTCATGGCTGCGCAGGCCGAGTGCGCGGGTGCGCGGGGTGCTATCGTGGCAAAGGCTTACGGCACCTATTCGCGGCAGCTGGCGGCGGAATATGTGCAGGGGCTTACCCAGGCAGCGGAAGAGGGTGGAAAGAGCCGTGCGGTGCTGGCGCTATTGAAGGCACGCGCAGCCAAGTAAGAGGTTGAAAATGGCGGGGTTGGCGCCCCGCCATTTCCTTGAGTGCCTGGCGTCACTCAGTAGATTGCTTCCAATCCTTCGCCGCATCCGCCTACTTGGAGGGTGATGCCCGCACGGCGTTGACTTCCAGAGCCTCAATGTAAACCGTTCGGCTTGGCTCGTTCAGCAGGATTGGCCTCCTCTGCTCCGAACCTATAAGAGAGCAGTAAAATGCACGGGCCACCCATGTGCATCTACTTATCGGATGGCTGGTTTTGAGCGGTGCGGGAAAAATCTCGGACTTTGCAGACAGGTTTTGAAAGGGTGGACTGGAAATCCTGAGCTACCCTGCGTGGTTTCTGCATAGGTGCGTATATACACCCCCTGCGATCACTTTTCGGTTGACTGCACGAGGATGTTTCGCACCGACGTGGCGTGCCACTCTCCCCCGCGTGCGCTGCGGATGCCACGCTCATTGAGGGCCTTTGCGAGTGCGGAGTAGCCCTGGATGCCCTGCTGCTGGAGTTGTGTCAGGATGAGCATCGTAGGGGCATTACGAGCTATCCTCGCTGCACGGTTGCTCTCGGCTGCGAGAGTGCGTGCCTGCTCGATGTTCGTACGGTTACCCAGCTGCCGGCCAGCGGCCTTGGCAGCTTGCAAAGCGGCCTTGGTGCGCTGGCTAATGAGTGCGCGTTCCTTCTCGGCTACGGCTGCATAGATGTGGAGCATGAACGGATCCACGTCCGGCCCTAGCTCTGTTACGATGAACGGCACCCGTTGTGCCATCAGGCCGCTAATGAAGTGAACGTCGCGGCTTAGTCGGTCGAGCTTTGCAACAATGATCGCCGCTTTGTGCCGCTTGGCTATCCGCATTGCATTAGCCAGGACTGGTCGCCGCTCTAGTGCGTTGCTGCCTTTACCCGTCTCTACCTCCTCATGCCATTCGAGTATGGTTAGACCGTGCTGCTCTGCATACTGAGTGATAGCTTGACGTTGTGCCTCAAGGCCAAGGCCACTGCGTCCTTGTTGTGCAGTGGATACGCGGGTGTAAGCGATAGCGTGTTGCATGTTGTAAGAACTAAACGGGTGTTTAGAACTTGCAAGACTGCCATTGGGGCTCATACAGACAGCTAGGCTCTAGGGTAGCCCAGGTATGCTAGACGTCGCTCTTGCTATCGTCCTGAGCGTCTGTGGGCTTCTCTGACTGCATCTGCTGCATGATGCGCGCTACCGTCTCTCGCTCGTACACCTCATCCGGGTCTAAGACTTCACCTTCTAGCACTGGCGTGCTGCCCTGCTCCAGCTGCGGAATAGGTTGCACCCAGGATGGCACGGCAATCTGCACCGTGCTGTTGAGGTCCACTGTCTGCTTGTCACCGAACACGCGGCGGAAGGTCTTGCCCATGAACCAGCGGTTGTTTGCGGCCCTGGCCTCATCGCGTCGGAAGTCCTGGGTACTCATCGTTCCACCCGCCAACATGCTGTCATTGACATAGTGCATTAGATAGGCGGCATCTTCCCATGCCTTTTCCATTTCCGCCTTGAGGGCGGGATCAGCGCGATACCATCCACGCACTGTCATGTAGCTGGGCATGTGGGGCTCGCTACAAATGTCCAGGATGTTCTCGCAACAGGCTACGCGGTCGATGATCTCTCGCCATAGCTCTGGTGTGAACTTGGTGGGCTGACCACGCTTGCCCTTTGCTTTTGCTACAGTCTCGGCCTGGATGGTTTTGGCACCCTGGGCCATCCGCTGCTGTGTAGCTCTAGAGGCACGTTTGCGGTCGCTGTCCGGTTGTGTGGGAGGAGATTTCGCCATGCCACTATTTAAGCGGGCACGCGATCACTGTTGGCTTGTGCCTATTACAAATTCTCTTCGGGGAAGAACAACAGGACACCAACCTCATTCATGTGGGCATCTAGCACGCGCATGATGTGGTCGGGATGCGGTACATCAAGTAAGAACTCTTCCGGCTGGTAACGGAACTGGCCTGCCTTATGCAAAGGATGCAGGAAAGCCACTATCGTCGGAACGTCCCATGGTGCAGGGACAAACCTACCACATAGCCCACTTTCGCAAGCGCGCAAGAATACTGTCTCCAGGTCGTGGCTTACTTCCCGTAGATCGTTCTCGGTTGCGCCTTTCTTTTTCCATACCGCTTTGAAGCTCAACTCCAGGCACATGCATGTGAGCATATAGAATGCCTGGATGCTGTGTCCAAAGTCCTCCCTCTTGCCCAGCAGCTTCAAGCCCTCGTGGTAGTCCGTTGCCGTCTCCATGAGGGTTTCGTACGTGCTGACTTCTGGATATATCTTGCGCGGCATTACCTCGCCCTTCCTTGTGGATCGGGCCAGACTTGATCGACTTCCTCTTTGTTGAATACGAGGTCGGTAAAGTCCATAAAGCGGATTGCATCCGTGGGGATCACAAGCGACTTCTGGTAATGGTGGAATCTTATGCGGCTGGTGTCGCGTATCAATGCAAGTGGAGCGCCTCCATGTCGGCCCCACACGGACATCCTGTTGAGATGTACCTTGTCCGCTAGTTCAAAGTCTACTCTCCTAATGAAGTCCACAAATGCGTCCGGGTCTGTTTCCTTGTCCGGGGCACCACCAAGAATCTTGTAGACACGAACCAGAACCCCATTGAGCGGCATATTGGCGCGACTTGCTCCACCACCTGTCATGGCGTCGTGCAGTCCGCTGGTCAGCTTCTTGGTGTCATGGGGTGCGGGCTTGGGGGCTTCCACCGTTGTGGGTTTCAGCAGCCACAATGCCAGGGTGTAGATGTTCGTGAGGATGAGCAGGGCGATAGCTGCCTTCATTACTGCATCGTAATTCAGTAATGGGCCAAACTGCCTCGTCTTCATTTCGTCAGTGAGCGCGCCCAGGAAGAGGCCGCTACCAAATGTCACGACGGCACCGATTGTCGCGGGTAGGCTTTTGAGGACGGAATAGACTTTGCTCATCCCCCGATGTTAGCGAGGGACGGAGCCGTTACAAAGGGTCTTTGCTCCGTACTTTATGGAGCTTGTATAGCTGGCGCATCGCGCTGCCATCGGCTTTGAAGTTCAGCTGCTCCGCGATCTGTGCGGGCTCGCATTCGCGGGTGATCATCTCCAGGCCCGCCGTGCAGCGTTCCGGATCGAGGAGGTTGTTGGGCACCTCGGGGACGGGTGTATCCAGGAGGAATTGCCAGGAGCCGGGCCAGGGTGTGGGGTCTTGCTGGAGGGTTCGTGCCTGGGCGAGCGTAAGGATGATGCGGGACATGTCACCCTATTTACGGGGTGATAACGGCTTCAAGGCCAAGAGATCGGCATGATCGAACGTCTCAGTGAAACCGAGTTCATGCTCCACGGTCTTCCCAAGGGCATGATGGCAAACCTTGATACCGAGGCCCTTTACGAGAGCGACGAGGAGGGGCGGCAATCCGAACGTGCCCGCGATCTTCGTCGGAAGTGGCGGACTGAACAGGGCTGGGATACCTACGTGGACGCGGATGGCACCCGGCAGAGCTGGTATCCCGGTTTCGACCTGCCCGATCCCATCAAGCGCCTTACGCGGGAAAATGAGGAAGCCGTAGACGCGGAGTTCTTCATCTACCGGGTGCAGAAGGCCGTCCAGGCGTCGCCCGAGGGTGCATGGCTTGCGGAGCGTCGGTTGTGGGACGATTCCTGGGTGGAGACCTACAAGACTGCTGGGCAGCTGCGCATCACGTTGCAGGATGCGGGTGCAGCGGATCAGTTTGCGCAGGCGTTCGCCGCATGAAGGAAATGCCTGGAAAGCACCTCGCGGCAACGATCAAAGAGTTCACGTCCTATGGGCTGGGGAACTGCTTTCAGCGTGCAGTTGCGATGGTCATGGATCGCCCACGGGCTCGTCTTGTAATTGGTACTGTCACGGCACTCGATGGCCACCAGTATATCCACTCCTGGGTAGAGCAGGGGCAGGATTTCTACGATCCCACGCGCTTTGAAGATGACGAGGAATTGCTGCTGATTGATCGAGAGCACTACATCAGGAGCAAGAAAGCGGTGAACATCATCGTGTTCACCCGCAAGTTCGTGATGGATTTTGCGAAGCAGGGCAACCTATCCAACTGGATGCTCAAAACGCACGTTCTGAACCATCAGCATACGCGCTCCATTGGGGAAGAGTTGCTTACCAGAGCAGGCTACCCCTATCGAGTGGACGATCAGGGAGGCATTTTGCCCCTCTAAGCCAGAGCCAGCTTGAGCATGAGGGCTGTGGTGCGGTCGCTTGTCGTCACTTCGACGGTGAACTCCTCACCACGGCTCCTCGGATAGCGCAGCGCGACATTCTCGATCCTCGCGGCTTCCTCGGGATGGTCATGCATCCACTCCATCAATCGGCCATAGCCATCCAGATCGAACACGATGGAGTAGGGCGGCTTCATCGCTGATAGGATTGGAAGACCAGACATTCTGCTTTGAGGTTGTCGAATGCGGCCTTCATCGTGGAGGGCTGATCGCAGTCATGCCACAGGGCCTCTAGCTGGTCCTGGTCGAGGATGAGGTTCCAGCGCTGGCCAATGCGAAACTTGTATTCGCCGGGGATGCAGACGAACGTCTCGACCTTGATCGAGAGAGCCCGTGCTAGAGCCCTCTCCACGTCGAACGCCATTACATCATGGGGAACGAGGTTGCTCACTGCGCACCTGCCCAGCGTAGCTTGAACGCAACTGCGTCTGCCCTTTGCTCGAAAAAGACCGTTATACCGACCCAATTGTTGCAAACGTCATAGCGCCCTGGTGCAGTCTCCCTAAGCCAAGCGTGGATCGCAAAAGTCTCCTTAATCGCCGAAACGGGCACGGTAACAGGCGTCCAGCAATCAGGATGCTCATAATTCAATGGGTTCAGGTGTTCGTAACCAGCAAGCTGCATCTTCAACTTTGCGACGTCCGCGCACAAGGCGGTGATACTCTTATCCAAAGATTGAAGATAGCTTTGGTGCTTGCATTGTCTCTTTTCCAGGTCGTCTAGCCGTTGTGTGATTTCCATGGGAGTTTCCCTCCTCTTATTGTCGTTGTAGCTTCCAGAGCATGTCCGCTGTCTGGGGATCAAACTCGTTGAAGTCGCGGGCGATAACGTAGCGACGGGCTGCTTCCTGTATTGCGATCAACTCATCCTGAGTTTCTTCGGCTTGTGCGATCAGGCTATCCAAGCGGTTGGACTTGGCGGCGTCTTCTGGCTCCCAGTTCCAGACATGGTATTCGTGGTGCCTATCGCGAGCAGCCTCAAACTCCTCGCGCAACTGTTCCAGAGTGACGGTCATGCCTCACCACCCTTTCGGGGGTCGATGGCACCATCGCTGAGCCTATAGAGCATCGCGGCGCGCAACCCTTCGGCCTCATCCTCGAACGAAGCGGCAATCTCATACATGTTCTGCGCCAGGTCACATGCACGTTTATCAGCATCGTAATCGGATTGACGTCCTGGCCGAGAAAGGTCGACGCCACTCCAACGGAACCACATGTAGTCGAACCAACCATCCCATTCGGCGCGGAGGGTTTCCAGTGTGACGGCGCTCATGCTGCACCTCCTTCACGCCAGAGCTTGAACATCAAAGCGTCATGCGCTTCGGCAAAGAGGATGCTGGTGGTGACGCTCTGCCAGTCTGCCCCCAGGTCGAGCGCAATGCAGTAGTCGCCAGTGGTGTTTGCACGAAGCCACGCCGTCACCGTGGTTTGCAGATCAAGCGCGACTGTCTCCGTGTCGCCCAGGCCGCCCGAAAGCGCGAGGCGAGTGTAGAATTCAACGCGATACTTGTAAGCTGGATGGTTCATGCTGCACCTCCCAGGAGGATCAGGCCCACGCAGATTGTTGCGCCCATCATGCAAATGCCCATTGTGATGAGACAGAGCACGCCTACGAAACCCAATATGCGTTCTATTACCTCATAGCGATCGCCAAACAGCCCGTGAAGCACGGAAGTGAAGAGCATAATCGGTAATGCAAGCATGAACACGCCGATTAGCTGTTGAGCGAACATGGCAATCAT